TTCGATGTCGAGGATGTCACGGCCGAACTTACGGATGTCCGCGTAGTCCGTCGCGTTCATGTAGATACGAGCGACCCGGAGGTCGTGGCGTTCCACTTCGGCGAAGGCGTCCGCGAGGACCGAGGGGCTGATCGGAGCCACGACGTTGATGTCGGGGTTCGTCTGGCCGGGGAGGGTGTCGAAGCCCGAGACAGCGATGCTGTCGAGGACGGCGAACACACGCTCATCTTCCGCGGCCTGGATCTGCGCCTTCGCGAGGTCCTGGCTACGCTCGATGAGGTCGAAACGACGCTCCTTGATCTGCGTGAGGGGGATCTCCGGGTTCGAGGCAATCTCGAACAAGGGGAAGATCACGCGGCGCGGCTTCTGGATGGCGAGGATGTTCTCGCCTTCCTCACCGACCACGTACGCCGTGACGTCCGGGTCCTTGTCGTAGATCGGGAGCGCACCGTCCGGAAGCTGCTCGACCAGGAAGGTCTTGCGGCCAACCGAGGTGTAATCCCGACGGCTACGCAGAGGCTGAATCATAGATGCAGCGAGCTTCGCGCGGCCCGCGGCCGTCTTGATGTACTCACTGATGATCTGTTGCTTGATATCGTTAGAAACAGTGCTCATAGCTAGTCCTTTTTCCTTTCCGTCCGTGGTGACTCAGACGCGGAGGTCGAGAACGAGCCAGGGGTTCGTCGCATCCGGAATGGCCTTGACGATGCCCATGAGCGTTACATCCGTAGCCGACCCAGCGAGGTAGTACTCGTAGGCGTCCTGGACACGATTCGTGAGGAGACCGTTGACCGAGGCGTAAGCCTTGTCGCCGACAGCCCACGTAAGCGCAGTCGAAGCACCGACCTGCTGCTGCGTCTCATAGAGGTTCACTCCAACGCACGTACCCGTGCCGTGAACATACGGACCCTTACCCGAAGCAACGCCGGGGGTGTTTTCGAACGCATTGCCGAGGGCATCGTTCAAGAACAAGCCGAGAGGGCGGACCCCTGCAACGGCGTTGTTACCACCCGTGTTGAAGCTGACGGCTCCACCGACGGAGTTGTTTGCGGTGGCTCGCGTAAACGCGACCGAACCGCCGAGGACACCAACCTTGGTGATGCCTGCGAGAGTGGTGGACTTGTTTGCAGTGGCCGTTACGGTGACTGGATTCGCCTGCGTAAAAGCATCGGCCGCGAGGACACCCATCGAATTACGGGTGACAACGTGGAATAGCTGTAGACGTGCAGAGGTTTCCTTGAAGTCACCCGAACTGACGCCGCGAAGTGCGTTGGGCATGTTGCTCCTAAAATGCGTTGGCGGGTTAGCGGGACTTCATCTTCATCTCCATCTATGCAGGAAACCGATTAGACCTCGATCCCTGACCCGATTTACCGGGCAAACTTTCAAAGGAGTTGTTATATAAAACAATCCTTGAAACTCTGGAGTCAATTAGGTGGGTATACCCACCTAATTGACTAGAATAAGCTATCAGCCCTTAGATAGACCGAAGACATCCGAAACATCTGGAGCCGAGTTCCAAATAGCGCTGAGGTCGCGCCCTCCACTATTCGAGGCTGGAGCCGAAGCAACAACCCCACCCAGGCGAGAGACCCCGTTGGTTGGACGAGCGCCTACCGTACGGGTCGAAGCTGTGCGGACGCCATAAGACGCCTGCTTGACCTGCTGCGCTTGCTCTGCTTGCTGAGCCTCATCTTGGTTGGCAAATAGCTGCATCAGCTGCTCGTCTGCAACCGGGTCAAGTTGCTCCGTACCAACATCCATCGACTGAGCTTCTAGTTCGATATCGTCAGCAAGAGATGCTTGCTCTTGCGGCTGACCCTCAGCAAGCATCTGATCAAGAAGCTGATCATCGCTCGTCGGGGCCATCTGCTGCTGCGCCATCTGTTGTTGCTGCTGCTGAGCCACTTGCTGTTGCTGAGCCATCTGTTGCTGAGCTTGAGCCACTTGCTGCTGGCCCTGAGCAAGCTGCTGCATCAACTGCTGAGCCATCTGCTGGACCGCAGCTTGCATAGCCTGCTCGGCTTGCTTCATATCGCCCTGCTGCATGGCCTGCATAGCCTGAGCAATTTGGCTCTGCCCTTGGGCCTTCTTCTCTTGACCCTCGTCCTTCTTGGCTTCAGCCTCTTCCTTCTTCTTCTCCGCGTTCTCCTTGAACTGCGGAGGCATCTGGCCAGCTTGCTTCTGGTCCTGCTTCTGCGAAGCCTGAGCCTGCTGTTCTGACTCCTGCTCCTGAGCTTGGTCCTCTTCCTCCGCCGCAAGACGGTTGTAAGTCGAGATCAGGTCCGAGTCAGGGAGGTGCATGAACGACAGTGCCTGGTCCTCGACCGAAGCTTCGCTTGCCGACTTCGACAACACACAACGAGCAACGCGAACGCAGAGAGCGGCCTTCTTGACGAGAACCTCCTCCGACGCCGTCTTCTCAGCATGATTGAAGGTGTCACTGCGGTACTCGGGCATCCCGATTTCGTTCCGCCTCACCTTACCTCCGCTGTACTCCGCCTCCCACGTATCCGAGGAAGGGTGCACGTCCTCAGCGAAGTCAGAAGGGGTGCCCGTTACATAGGCATCTGCCGAAGGCTGAGCCTTCATGTGCTCGGGCTGATTCATCGTATACGGATCCGCCTTCTTGGCGTGTCCAGACGCCTGCTTGGCGATCTCGTTACGATCCCATGTGGTACGCTCGCGCATGATTGAAAACCTTCCTTGGTTTGAGTCCGCCAATAAACAGATTCTTCAACGACCCAAGGAATACAATTGACCCTTAAAGATTAGTTGTATCTTCTCGGATTCCGTAAGGTCGCGTCCTACTACCTTTCGACAAGCCTCAAGGTAGTTATCTACATTTGAATATGGGGCAGTGCCCCCAACGGCGATTACAGTCCTATACACACGAGACTCGCCCGCCATCGAAGCCTTCTTAGTTAGTCGATCAGTGGCTCTGGAGATTGCAAGAATCTCCGCCCCAGTAAATCGACGCGAGCTGGCAACCGCACTCCAGCCCCCACGCTCAAAAAGTACTAGACCTGCTAGTAAGGTTTTGGCAATGCGAAGATTACCAGAAGCCATCCTTACAACTTTACGTGCTCGGTCCTTCCACTCAGGTGACGACATTGCGCTCTTGATGAGAGACTCATTCGTCTCGTTCTCATCGAGCACCTTGCGAATTCCTTCTTGGTCCTCTTTGGACAGATCGTCTTTGATCTGATCAGTAACCCGCTCGACAAGGGTGTCCTTAATGTCCTTGACCGACTTATCTAAGGGTCCTGCCTTGCCTTCATCCGGGGTAGTGGGATCCTGAGCTTCAAAGTTTTGCCTCTCGCCCACAACATTCGCAATCTGGCGTAGTCTAGCCTGACGCTGAATCTCCGCCCCCGTCGAATTAGAGTCCGTACGGGGCGCTTCTAGAGCGCCTAAAGACGGCACCCCAGCAAACTGAGAGACGATATTATCTGCAAGCTTGGCAAAAGCACCCACCCCAATAGGTGCGAGCTTGGCGGCCTTCTGAAGAGCACTCGGATCGACAGTACGTGCCGGTTGCGAAAAGGCGACCTGAATCTTATTCTTGATCTCAGCAGACTCCGCCGCTAAGCGAGGGTCAAGAATGTTGCGAAGAACGGCTCCAGTGAAAGCAGGGTTCGCAACCCAAGAACCCTCAATGAACCTACAAGACCCGGGCTCAGAGGTGACATGCCCGCACAGCTCAGCAATTTTCCGCCTCTTCCCCATCGGGTCGATGAAGAAGTTACCCTTTTGGTACTTGATGTGCCTGCATAACTGAAGCTCATCTTCGGCTACGTTCCCGCACTTCGTGCAGATCGTGAAAGCAACCTGAGCCCCCATCGAAAGGGTGTTGAGTTGCCCGCTCTCGATCGATGCAATCAGAGACTTGTGCTTCCGGTCCGTAGCTACAAGGATATCCACGTAGACTGAGTCACCGATGTCACGGGCCGCCGCGTCGATGATCTTACCCTTTGAAAGCTCGGGGATCTGGATGTGTTCACAATTGTGAACCGCGACTCCGTTACCTAGAACATAAGAATGGTCTTCCTCAACTTCAAAATTGAAGACGGGCCCTTGGTACAACTCACGACCAGCAAAAGCTACCTTATGTACCCTCTTGCCTTGATAGAACTCGGAAGACCCCCCTTCTTGACCTCGCGCCGAATCTGGACCAAGTATGTGATCCCCTGGCCTCAAGGAGTCAGCGCGGACCCAAGTATCAGATGTAAGTACCCCCTCCGTCGCAAAGGGGCCACCGGCATCCCTTATATCTTTCCTGAGCGCATCTGTCTGATAACTAGCAGCGCTCGAAGCCCGTGTACTTGCCCTTGTCCTAGGCTCCGAGGTACGAACCTCCAACTTACGAAATGGGTGGTTACCTGTTGCCTTTACCGGCTCCTTATATCGGTCAAAGTACAGAACGCTAAGTTCTTCCTGAACCTCACGTTTAAATGTGTGGGTAACCTGACGAACCATGCCCTTGTGGGTCACCACCTCGTCGCCAATTCGAACCTGTTCAATGGGTTTTTGGGTCCCATCGCCCATCACGATCATCGTACCTGGAACGAAACAGTAGTTCTCACCGCCGATGAACGTCCTAAACGACGCAAGAAGCAGCTTGCGCTCCCAGGCATCGGAGTTATGGACGGCAACACCATTAGCTACATACGAGTGGTCGGTCTCCGTCTCGAAGTTGTAGACCGTCCCCTCAAACTTCTTCTTGGCAACTGAACGAATAGGAAACATCGTCCGGTCTTCGCGAATACGATTATGAACCGACCTTCGATAGAGCTGCTCCAGAAAAGAGCCCCCCATGAGCTTTTCTGCAAAGACAGATCCAATCTGCAACCAATTTGAGACGGTTGTCTTCGTGGGGTCATCAACAATCTTGATGCCCCCATTGGCAACACGAACTCTCTTACGTCCGATGCTTTTCGAGGAATTACGAGCGGCAAAAATTCCTAAACGTCCAAGTATGACGTGCATTTGAGAGATCAGGTCGGAAGAAGCTGAGGCGATCGACACCCATCCTCCAGCCGTACCCTCTAAACAACCGTCCCCTTCCATCCAACCACGTACAACTTCCCTCTGAAGGTCCAAGGGCCATTGGAGGACATGAGGAAGTAGCTTTTTCGTTTTGGCGTATTCCGTGGCGTGTCTCTGGAGAAATTGAACCAAAGGAAGGGATTGGTTACTGTAAACCGTCACCCCTCCTTCGCTGGTTCTAGCTACCGATGAATCAATACCAAATTCGCTCTTCAGAAGGTATTGGATCTCTGCTACGAGCGTATCCGTTTCGTCTAGATTGAGCGCAAAGTTGACTCCAACTGGCACATTCAACCTATCCGAGGGCTCGTTATCTCGGTATACTTGAGAAACTCGGTGAGGCTTCTGTCGGTGATAGAAGCCTTCAGCTATGTAGTAACCAAGAAGTCGAGCCTTACCTGAAGTAATACCCTCCACCGCAACCTCTCCTTGAAGGAGAGGCATAGACAGGAAGTCCCCCTTGTTCAAAAAGCCAGCAGACACCCAGGTATAGTCAGGCTTAGGGTTCTTACGTGGCTTGGCACCATGCCCACGAACATAATCTTGGAATCTATGAATCGCTGCCTTGCGATCCCGACGATCCAGGGGTGTCCCACACCCGCAAGCACACGTCGTAGCCGGAACCATCGCCCAAAACGGATGTTCCGGAGTGACATCTAACGCTCGATGGTCACCAAGACGCTTAATGCTACGTAAGTAGCCTCTGAAAGGATGGGCGAAAGTCTCAACAACCTTTCGAACAGCTCCCGTGTGGGAAACTACAGAATCCCCAACAACAACCCGCTCGATAGGCTTCTCGGTTCCGTCGGCCATGAGAATCATGGTCCCAGCTACGAAGCAGTTATTGTTGATGTACTTCGTCGTCTCAGGAGTAACATAGTAATCAGAGTACTTCCGATCAATCTGCTCCCCGTCTACCATCTGTCGACCTAGCAGGGCCCCTACAGGCTCCTCGCTATCCACCGACGCAACTATGGTACAGTGTGACAACAAAAAGTCCTCGGGTTTGTATTCCTGAAGAACAACGCGGCCTGCGGCAGTACGAACGTCGAAAGACGGGTCTAGGCTTGCTGTCTTCTGACGGATCTCATCCCACCCGTCAAGATTGATGGATGACTTAGCAACGGTAGCGTTGGCGTACTTCGAAAAACCCATGAGACTCAGAACCAGGTGTGAGGGTTGCCGTCCGGACCTAGAATTGACATAGGATCCACAATAGTAAGGCACTTAGGGCACGCAAAAACTTTTGCCTTCGCACCCTTATGCATCTTATATGTGGCACGGCGCATACGACTCGCACACTTCGGACAGGCTGGCTTACCTACCTTTAGGTCTTCCCCAGTTGCTCGATATGTGCGATTCTGAGCA